AGCTTAGGGATTAGCGAAGAAGTATTTAAAAGCTATCCAGAGCTAAAAGACAAACGCGTAGGGCTAGGAGTTACTAATATCGTAGTAGAGTTCTTAGAAGAAACGAATCGTTTTATTTTTACTGAGGATAAAGCCGAAATCAAAAACAGAATGGTAAAGCAGTTCCAGGCGTCGCAGTCTGGAATTACCCAGGACAAACTAGACGGGCGCGGTAAGATTAGACTAGCGCACTACTTTGTTTATATTGAGGTTTACGACTTTAGCGTTAGCGAGGACGAATCGATTAGCTTAAAGGACGGAGTAAAGCAAACGGTAGTAACCCGCTTGGGACTCCAGGTAAAATTTGTAAACGCTGAGACTGGAGAATACTTTACCGGCTCTGGATTAGGCGAAGCAAAGACAACCAGGGAAGCAACTATCTTAAACGACGGTAACTTCGCAGAGATTAAATTTAACCAGTCAACCATAGGAACTACAACAAAGAAAGCGCTAGAGAATGCTACAAGCAAAATCATTGTGCGAATGATAAAGAAGAAAATCTTTAAGATGTGAAACGACTTTTAGCGTTAGTATTATTCCCGCTGGCTAGCTATGCCCAGGTATTAACGCAAACGTTTGTAGACCCATGCTCTAACCAGGTGCTAGTCGTAACAGTACCGCTAGCAAACGGTAAGACTACGATAGTTTACCGGGGTAAGTTTAGAGTAGTAACGGCTAACGATATTACGTCGGGAGCTTTACAAGCCTGGATAAATGATTTAACTATTAATTTCCCTTGCCCGCAAGCTACGATAGCAGTAACGCAAACAGTTACAAATGCGGTAGCTCAAGCGGTAGCGCAAGCCACCAGGTCAGCAACTGCCCAGGCTACAAGCCAGGCGGCAAGTTCTGCGGTAGCTTCTTCTATGCCAGCGCCTCCACCTATTGCGCCTCCCCCACCAGCTCCAGCCTCCACACCACCACCAGCGACAGCTTCTAAGCCGGAGTCTTCAGCTCCTAAAACAGAATCTAAAAGCGAGTCTAAGTCCGAAAGCTCAGAGACTAAAAGCGAATCTAAGAGCGAAGAAAAAAGCGAAAGTAAATCCGAGTCGAAATCTGAAAAGAAATCCGAAGAAAAGAAAAGCTCTGGTAAATCTGTAGCTAAGGTAAACCCTATTATTTACTCTAGCGATTTTACGGTAGCTCCTACTACGGACGTAGTCTCTATTATTGCTAGCGTCGGGATGTCCCAGTCTAGCTTAATGGGGAATAGTTCCTGGGGAATTAGCTCTATGATTTGGTCTACCTTTGACCAGTTCGCGCTATCTGGTCGCTATACTAAAATGAATTTTAACGCTGGTAAGCTAGAGTCTATAACTAACTACGGAATTACTGGCGTCTATTTAGGCGGTGCTGTACTTGGATTCGGTACGCTTGCTTACATTTATCCGCTTGGTACGTATGGCGTAACGGGTGCGAACTATACTTTAAGCGTAGCCGGCGCAGACGTAGGCTTAAACGTTTCAAATAATATCCTAGTATTCTATACTTTGCCGGTTAAGATTAGCCAGCGCCTAACTATTAGTCCAGATTTATACATTAGTGGAAGCTCTACGGGTTATTTAACTAGCCAAAAGCTATTTGTAACGTCTGACGATGTAGGATTTTTAACTGGTGCGAGCTTTGATATAGCCTTAACCAAACGCTTTAAATTTAACTTAGGACTAAAGACCAGCTTAAATACTAACCCGCTAGTCCCTATTTCTTTCTTAGGAATGATAGGAACTAAAATAAATTTGTAAATTTGTGTTATCATTGAGGTTAAGATGGTTTTATTATTCATTTTGTAACTTGTTACATAAATGCCCGTACTATTAGTATGGGCATTTTTTTGACCGTTAAATAAATAATTGATATTTTTTTGTTGTATTATTAGAATGTTCTAGAACTTTCTATTATCTTTGGTACATGGAATTAACGCAAACAATTTTAACCCCTACTAAAATGACAAAGAAATTCAAATTAATCCAGCAATTTTTAAAACAAAATAACCTAGGATTTACTCTAGACGATTTTTGTGGAGTTCATTTTTATGACAATACAGTCTTATTAGTTTTTTCAGATTTTGACAAAGCTTGCAAAATAAATGAGTTTTTTATGTTATCTGAAAAATGGAAAGAAGCCTTTGTATTCTCAGATATTATAGTAGAATTTTCTGTAGTAGAACCAAGAGTAATAAAATCTTTATAATAATAATCCGAGCCGGAGCGGATACTCCGGCGCTAATCCTATGAGAAATTATTTAAAATCCTTTGACCTTACAGACTTACGCGACCTATTACTGGGCGGTCTGTTTATTACTATTATGTTTCAAGTTTTATATTTAGTAGAAGGCTTATAATATGTCAGCTCAACCAAACACACTAGCCGAAATCCAGGCGAAAGTAAAAGCGCCCAAGGGGCAGTTTAACTCATTCGGTAAATATGCCTACCGTTCTGCGGAGGATATTTTAGAAAGCGTAAAGCAAGTAGTAAACCCGTTAGGCTTTTCTATTTCGCTCTCTGACACTATCGTAATGGTAGGCGATAGATTCTACGTTCAAGCTACAGCAACTCTCACAAATGGAAAAGAAACCTATACAGCGACAGCGTATGCAAGGGAAGAAGAAAGCAAAAAAGGAATGGATGGTAGCCAGGTTACTGGAGCGTCTAGTTCTTATGCTCGTAAGTATGCTCTAAACGGTTTGTTTGCTTTGGACGATACCAAAGACAGCGACGCAACTAATACGCATGGCAAAGAAGAAGTTAAGCCTATGTCTATGAATATGCAAAGCTGGCATGACGGGCTTAACGCTTGTAAAACTATTGAACAGCTCCAAGCTTTATACAAACAAAAGGAGTCTATTATTATCGCGAATAAAGAGGTACTCGCTTTATTCACAGCTAAAAAATTAAGTTTAACTCAAAATAATTAAGAACATGTCAACAGAAAAGAATTTCGCAAAAGGTTTTATTTTTAAGCGCAACGCTAACGCTCCCGGTTTTGTGGTGGGCAATATATCGGTAAAGGTAGACGAGGCTATCGAATGGCTACAAGCTAACCAGCATAAAGGCTGGGTAAACATGAAAGTAAATACTGCTAAGTCTGGTAGTTACTACATGGAACTAGACACCTGGGCGACTGATAATAAAAAGTTCGCAGAGATAGGAGCTACTAAGATAGCGCCAGAAGTAGACGACTCTTTACCTTTCTAGCCATGGAAGGGATTAAGAAAATAGATACGCAAGACATGTTCGAAAAGGCTTACGCTCTAGAAATGTTTACCTTCTTAATGAAACGAGAGGGCGCAGTAAGCGAAGTCTACCGGTCTAGCATTATGGCTAACCTTTGGGACTTAAAAGAACGCCAAGAAATAAGCGAAGAGTTTTACTTTAAGATTTTTAAAAAAGACAAAAATGTTTAAATATCCTACTATTTGGTCTATGTCTGACGGCAAAGGAAATACAAAAGAAGCTATACAAAGCTTTAAAACTGAGCAAGACTTTGAAGACTGGAGAAACTACCAGCTAATGAACGGCTGGAAAATTATAGACGAGTTCGACTTTAAAGCAGAATTCAGAAACAGCTTAATTGAAAGATACGGTTTAGAATACTTTTTAGAACACTTTGAGAATGACAAACAAACAGCGAGCAGTTAGCCTGGTTAAACGCTTCCAGGAAGCGAACCCAACTATAAGAAAGAGCAAAGAGGAAGGCATAGCCTCCGCTATTGTAGCCGTAGATTTATTACTGGAATATATTGTAACAGAAGCGAAGCCAGACTGGCAAGAGGTAAAAGAATATCTTTATAATTTATGAAACTAGCAAAGATGGAATTATACGAGCTAACAGCTCGAAGACTGAACGAGAAGGGAATCCTACCTAAGAGCTGTAGAAAGTTTACTAGCTCCCTTGTTCAGAAGGCGCTAGCCGGAGCGGTAGAATATCCGGAAGTAATTAAAGAGCGAGATTTAATTTTAAAAGAAAATGAAACAGCAAAGCTTTAACGACTGGCAGAAACATATTGCCAAAGAATTAGAAAAGAATTATAGAAAACTTAAATTAATTAGAGATGCTAACATTCGCACAGTACCACAGCAAAAACCCACAAATTTACGAGGAGTTTAAACGCTTTACTTTTGAGCTTATCTCCGCTGGGCATAGACGCTTAGGCTCTAAGCAAATTATAGAACGTATCCGCTGGGAATCTATGATAACTACGGACGGAATTTATAAGGTAAACAATAACTATACGGTAGATTATGCTTATTTATTCGAGCATGACTACCCAGGTTATGCCGGAATCTTTGCCCACCGTTTGCGAAAGAGTAAATAGTTTGGTAAATTTGGGTATAAATAACTAAGAGGGTCGGAGCTTTTAGGTATTTTAATAGGGTTAAAAACCAAAAGCCAGCTTTGCACTCCGACGCACTGCCTGGCTTTTTTTATTTTATAACAATGGAGAAAGAAGGATTTTATTTCCCGCACTTTTGTAACGCAAGGCATGACCGTAAAATCAAGCGACTGCGTAAAGAATTAGGCGTAGAAGGTTATGGTATTTACTTCATGCTTTTAGAGACGCTTAGAGACCAGCATGACCTACGCTACCCGCTAGAAGACGTAGACTTATTAGCCGAAGAGTTTAACGTATCAGAGCAAAAGGTAAGAGTAACTATCTGTAATTACCAGCTATTCGAAATAGACGACGAACAGAAATTCTTTAGCCCTAAAATGCTTTTGTATTTAGAACCTTACTACCGTATGAAAGAACAAAGACGGGAAGCTGGATTAAAGAGCGCTGCTAAACGAAAGCTTAACGAAAGTTCAACGACCGTTCAACAACCGTTCAACGACCGTTCAACAAAGGAAAGGAAAGAAAAGGAAAGTAAAGTAAATGAAATAAAAGAAAAGGAAAATAAAGAAGAAGAAGCAAAAGGTTTTTTTGTTTTGGAATATAGGGACGAGTTATTTAATAGGTGGATTAAATACAAAAAGGAAAAAAAATCTAGTTACACCGAAGCCGGTTTATCTCAATTATTAAAACAATGGGAATGTAAGACAGACAAGGAACTAGAAGAAGCTATTAACCACAGCATAGCTAACAATTACCAGGGCTTATTTGAACCTAAAAAATCTGTAGAGCTTACAGAAAAAAAAGGTAAATTTCAGACCAACTTAGAAAACATAAGCCAGGCGGCGCAAAACATTTTAGACTCTCATGATAATGGAACTTACCAAAATCCCTTCGACAGATTTTAAATTCAGCAAAAGCGAAAGAGAAATTTACCAGGCTTTAGACGGTATCCCTCTAATACAGTATTCGCAAAAACAAAAAAGCGAGATAGCTATAAAAGTCTGGTCTTATGTTAAAATGAAGCTTGGACTACGTTCTGAAAATGCAATGGAAGAACAAGCCCAGATTTTGAGTCTAAGCGACGATTTAAACCAGTTTGATATAATGACCGAGGAAGAGGTATTTATCGCCTTACGTAAAGGAATTGGTGGCGAATATCTAACGCAAGGACAGCAAGTCTTCTTCAATTCTTCAAATTTTATTCAATGGCTTAAAAATTATCAGAAAACCGAACGCGTAGAAGTCATGAAAAAAATAGTTAATCAAAGTAATAGCGAAAGCGAACCTAGCCCAGTACCTAGCGACTCAGTTTTAAAAGCCCAAGCAATACAGACGCTTAACTTTTACGCTGACTCAATACAAAAAGCGCAAGACCATGAGAAAACTTTTAACTGGATAGCTGGAGGGCTTCACGTTTTATACGACATAGCAGACTCTTTTAGTCTTATTAAACTATCCAGGGAAGAAAAGCTAGAGATATTTAATAAGCAAATGGCTTTTTTTAAAGACGTAGATAAAGCAAAGCAAGCCAGTAAGTCAGACGGTTATAAAAAATTCGTCCATAACTTGGTAGACTTTGGCTGTAGATTAGACGATAACGGACAGACTAAACCTTTATAAAATGGAAAATAAAAAAACAGCTATTCAGTTTTTAAGGGAAGACATAGATACAGAATTAAAATATGGAACTAAAATGGTAGTAAACTGGGATATGTATTTGGAAACAGAAAAAGAGCAAATAGTAGAAGCTCATCTTCAGGGATTATATTCTGCGATAAAAATGAAGGGAGAAAAACAATCAGAGGAATACTATAACGAAACTTATGGCAAGGCACAATAAAATACTGGCAAATAAATTAGACTGTCCTATCTGTGGAGAGTTAAATATGGAAACCTACATTAAGGCGCGCTGGGAAAAATCCGGAAACCTTATGAGCTTAAATCATATTTGCCACCATTGCGGAGGCAGAGTCCAGATAGTAGAAAACGTAAACGGATTTTTAATTCTGCGTAAATACGTAATGAAGAAAGACCGGGTAAAAAGAATTAAGAAATGAAAGGTAAATATACGGTAAAGCCTATAGATTCTTTTCAGACTTACGACTGGATTCTTAATAAACATTACGCGAAAAGAATACCTTCTATTTCTTTTGCATTTGGTTTATACGAAAGTAATTTATTAAAAGGTATTTTAACAATAGGCAAACCAGCAAGCCCTAGCCTATGCGATGGTATATGCGGTAAAGAATTTAGCGAATATGTTTACGAATTAAATAGACTATGCGTAGAAGATAATTTAGGAAAAAATGTTTTATCCTATTTTGTAGGTAATAGTTTAAAGTTAATTCCAGAAAACATGATTTTAGTTAGCTATGCAGATTCTTTAATGAACCACCACGGGTATATCTACCAGGCTACTAATTGGATTTACACTGGAAAAACAAAAGAAAGAACCGACATAGGCTTAGAAGATGGTAGCCATTCTAGACACTATGATAAAAATATCGATTATTCAAATAGAAAATTTAGAAGTTCTAAGTTTAGATACGTTTATTTTTTAGGTAGACTTAGAAAGGTATTTAAAAATAATTTAAAATATCAAATTGAATCATACCCAAAAGGGGAAAATAAAAAATACGACTCTAGCTACAAGCCAGAAGTTCAATTAAATTTATTCTAATGACGACTAAAAAAGTAAAAATATACGGACACCCACCGAGCAAAGCTAACAGTTATAAAATTCGGGGAAATAGTTTAGGCAAAGCTCAGAAGGTAGTAGAATATGAGGAGGCTTTTAGACTCCAGGTAAACGCTATCCGTTCTACCGGTTTACTGCCTAAAGAAATAATCGAAGGCATCTTTGAGCTTTACGTAGACGTTTATTATAAAGACAACCGTAGCGACCTAGATAACAGCGCTAAGGTAATACTGGACTGCTTACAAGCTAACCAGGTAATTAGAAACGATAGGAATTTAGTAGGGCTTATGATGCGTAAGTTTACAGACAAGCAACACCCGAGAATAGAATTTACAATAGTTTATTAAGACAATGGAAAAAGAATTTGTAACATACGAGCAAGCTTTAGCTTTAAAGGAATTAGGTTTTAATAAACCTTATTTAGCAAATTATTTATTTAATAAAGAGCTATATATTTCATTTTTAAATAATGAATTAAATGTTCCTGCCCCTTTAAAACAACAAGTATTTACATGGTTTAGGGATAAGTATAGCATATGGTCATTTACTTACCCTTCTGCTTATGGTAAAGATTGGAAATATCATATTCAAAAATGGAGCGATTTGGAAAAATGGGGTGAAGTTTGGGAAGGTAATAGTTATAATACCTACGAAGAAGCGGAAAGCGCTTGTATAAACAAACTTATAGAGATAGCTAAAGCGAACAATGCACACTAGAAAATTTAAAGTCAACGAGTTACGTGCTATTGACTGGATTCAAGAGCAATTAAAACAACCTACTAGACAGCTGAGAATGCCAGGCGTAATAATAAACGATTTAAACTATTCGCTGGCTTTAAACATGGAGAGACTACAGCAAGAGCAAAGCGCAGAGACGCTAGCTAGTTACAACCGAACTAAACGAATTAAGGACTTTTTAACTACGAACAAATGAAAGGATACACAGAAAAAGATAAGCATGCGATACTAACTTATTTTAGCTTATGCCAGGCTTTAATAAATCATATAGACGAAGGCTGGCAAGGTAACCCAGTAAACCGTCAGACGGTTAAGAATAGAACCGAGGCGCTAGTAAAAGCTTTGAAAGGCTCGATAAACATTTTATTTCCTAAGAATCCAGAACTAAACGGAGGCTCTGAAGTAGTAGGACAGTTCGACGATGCTAGCCGGGCTATGATGGCATTCTATAATTTAGGCGTTAAAATAGCTGGACTGGATGAGACTAAAAGGGAAATGCTTAATAATCAGCTTAGTATATTATTAAAGTCTTATGGGCTAGATTTGGAATAGTTAAATAATTTATATAAACTTTGTAGTATGGAAGCAGTCAACCACCCACCGCACTACCAGGGAAACGGAATAGAAGTAATCGACATTATAGAAAGCTTCGAGTTAAACTTTAACCTGGGCAATACCATAAAATACGTTTTACGAGCTGGCAAGAAAGGCAATAAGAAAGAGGATTTAGAAAAGGCAGTTTGGTATTTAAACAGAGAACTAGAGAAATTTAATGGATAACTACGACAGCGTTTTTAAATTTGTTCTTGGATTAGAAGCCGGATTTATTCTTATTTTAGTATTTCGGCTGTTTAAATATATTAAGAAGTGAGACCAACGCGGAACGAAATAACCCAGGAGCTTTATACCTCCAAAGAAATCGCCTCCGCTATAGGTAAGATGCAACCGGCTAGCTTGAGAAACGAACTCAAGCAAGAGATGTTTTTATCGCTTTGCTCAATTACAGACGAAAAGTTTTTTAATCTGTATGAAAATGGAGCTTTAAAATTCTGGCTTGTTCGCTGTATGCTTAACATGATTAGGAGTACAACGATGAACCAGCCTTTTTTTAGGAACTTCCGGGCAAAGTCTGAAAGTCTAGAAGGGTTTGAAAACATACCAAACGAAGAGCCGGACGACAAAGAGGAACGCGAAAAGCTATTTAATTTAATAGAAGAGAATAGAAAGGATTTACACTGGTACGAAAACCAGCTACTAGACACCTGGGTAGATTTAGGATTTAACCAAAAGGAGGTTTACCGAAAGACTAAAATTCCTTACATGTCTATAGTAAAAACGATTAGCGCAATTAAACTAAAGCTAAAGGATGAACCCACGCGAGAGAGCTAGCAGTCTTTTAAATAACGCGCTTTATTTCTGCGGAGATAAAGCAAAGGCTAAGGAATGCGCTCAGTATTTTATCCAGGTAATACTAAACGAGAATCTAAAAGCAGACGACCTGGTTTTCTGGATGTTAGTAAAAGAAGAACTATTTAAGCTATGATAACCTTACTAGCCTCCGCTTGCTTTGCCTTGTTCTTTACGCTTAATAACTTGCACGTAAGTTTTAAAGTAAATTTTAAACCGTTCAGCTGTACGCCTTGCTTATCCGTTTGGACTGCGGGGCTATTGCTTTTATTACCAGAGTCAGTAAGTTACTATACAGCTGTAGCTTTTGGCGCTGGCGTTAGCGCTATGATAATGCGCCAGTTAATGCTTAAATTATTATGACACAAGAAGACCGCGACTTTTGCGAACTCCATATTATTAATTTTCAATCGGTAGCCCTGGGCTTTACTCGTAATATCGACTATTCGGTACTAGACGAATATACCCGAATCTACCAGCGTAACCTAGACCCTAGCTTCGTTTTAAATGCTTGGTGCGGGTCTTGCGTTTTCGATATGCTTAAACGCCTTAAGGCTTATTACGATAGTCAACCAACCAACCAAACAAATGACGAAATCACAGCTCCGCGTACTCGCGGTAGGAAGCCAAAGCTCGGGGGTCACGTATCATAGATTAGCGCTTCCTTTGTCTATAATGGCTAAGGAATACTGCCTAATTACGGATACCATAACAGAAGAGCTTTTAAAAGAAAAGAACTTTAACGTAGTAGTAGTAAATCGCTTCCTGGAATCTACGCCTTTGCTATCACTATTACAGTGGCGTAAGAAGTACGGCTTTAAATTAGTCGTAGATATTGACGACTTCTGGGAGCTATTCGAAAAACACCTAAGCGCTGGCACGTACAGAAAGCTAGGTGTAACGCGTATTATTAAAGATTATATTAAATACGCTGACCTGGTAACTACTACCCATAACCGGCTATACCTGGAAATTATCCGCTTAAATAAAAACTGCGTTATTTTACCTAATGCTTTACCGTTTGATAAAGACCAGTTCACAGCTGTACAAATAGAGCATGACCGAGTAAACATTACGCACACCGGAAGCATAACTCACTACCCAGATATACAACAACTTAAAAGACCTATAGCCGAACTTGCTAAGTCTAAGGCTTTTGTAGATTCTACCAGGATGCTACTTTGCGGATGGAATGATTTTAATAAATGGCACTGGGAGCAAATGGCTACGCTATACACTGCGAACAATAAGCTAGAGTATAAAATCCTAGAGAGCTTACCAGTCGACCTTTATATGAACTTTTACGCGGAGGCAGATATGCTTATAGTTCCTTTGCTAGACAATAAGTTTAACCGTTTAAAATCTAATCTAAAAGCCTTAGAAGCTGGAGCTAAACGAATACCTATCTTAGCTTATAATCGCGCGCCTTACGACGATATACCTACCATTTTTAAAGTAGAAAACTGGGAAAGAGATATTAGAAGAATGGCTTTTAGTAAACAGATGCGAGAGGACTACGGTCAAGCGAATGGAGACTATGTAAGGCAGCACTACGACATTTTTAAAATTAATGAGGAGCGCTTCGCTACTTACTCTAAATTAATATCTCAATAATGCCAGTAATTAAATGTTCAAACGGAAAATGGCGCGTAGGTTCGGGCGCTTGTATTTATGAAAAAGAAGAAAAAGCTAAGGAAGTCTGGGGCGCTATTATTGCTAAAGGCGGATTTGCTGAGGACTCTTATACAGATTATCCGGAGGGAGCGGTCTCTAACGCTAAGAAAGCTCTGGCGTATGCAGAAGAGAACGGCTGGGGCGAATGTGGTACAGCTGTAGGGAAAGCCCGCGCTAACCAGTTAGCTAAAAGAGAACCTATAACTAGAGACACTATCGCTAGAATGGCTAGCTTTAAAAGACATCAGCAAAATAAGGACGTTCCTTATAGCGAAGGATGTGGCGGTTTAATGTGGGACGCCTGGGGAGGTACTGCCGGGATAGAATGGGCGATTAGGAAACTTGAACAATTAGACAATGCCAGCAACTGATAAGGAATTTTTCGACCATGAATTAAGCATAGGAGTAACGCCGGAGAATCCGGAATACTTCGAGCTTATGGACAGAACGGCTAACATTATTAAGAACTACGCTAGAAACGTAATAGAGATAGGCGCGGGCATGGGAACGCTAGGCGAATGCTTGGAGCATAAGGGGATAGACTACTACGGAATTGAACCAAATAAATACCACCGAGAATTCGCTAAGTCTAGAGGTATTAATTTGCATGACTTAGGCGGTTACCCGAATCACTGCCAGCTAATAGTTAGTATTGAAGTCTTCGAACACCTAACAGACGACCAACTAACACACTATTTAACTAGCATACAAGCGGACTATTTGTATTTAAGTAGCACTCCTTACCATACTACGCCAGAGTTCGACGCCTGGTGGGGACATATTAACATAAAAAGCGAGGCAGAATGGATAGAATTTTTATCTAAATTCGGCTATTCGATGTACAAAAAGCTAGACATACCGACTGAATGGTCACTATTATTTAAGAAATGAAAGCAAGATTAGACTTAGACTTAGAGGAAATCACTCAAAAAGCGCAAGAATACGTAGACTTTTGCCTAGAATCTACTAAGGAAGTACCTACTAGCGGAGGCGTTCGCACTATTCGCGAGCGACATATCCCTACAATAATGTACTTTTTGCTCGTTTGGATGCCTAAGCAAGACGTAAAATTCTATAAGCGTAGACAATACTACAACGTCTTAAACAAGACAGACCACCCGGCACACGAAACAGTCAAAGAAATAGACGAGATTTTTAGAGCGTTAGCCGCTGACATAGTAGCAAACGAAGGCAAAGGTATCTTCTACGCTAAGAACTTACTAGGCTGGACAGACCGAGCTAAGACAGAAGAGAAACAAGAAATCAGTATTACCTACGAGAATCGACCTACCGAGTAATGGCAAAAATCAACCTAACGCTACCCAAACCACACGCAAAGCAAGCCGAGATAATTAATTGTCCGGCTCGTTTTATTGTGGTCGATGCCGGTAGACGTTTTGGTAAATCAGTTATTAGCCAGACGATGGGAATAACAGACGCAGTAAATGGTAAGTCAGTCGCATACATTACACCAACCTACCAGCTAGCTAAAACTTTCTTTAAGGAGCTAGCCAGGAATCTACCTAAAGAGCTTGTCCGTAAGAATGAATCCGACCTATACTTTGAGTTTATAACCGGGGGAGTAATTCGCTTCTTTACTGGCGAACGCTTAGACAATCTACGCGGTAATAAATTCCACCTGGTAGTAGTCGACGAAGCCGCGTTCATTCCCGACCTAGAGGACGGCTGGAAACAAGCTATAAGAGCAACGCTAACAGACTACAAAGGGCGCGCTATTTTTATCTCTACTCCTAGGGGTAATAATTATTTTAAGGCGCTCTTTATGAAGGGACACGATGACCCGGACTGGGTTAGTTTTCACTTCACTAGCTACGATAACCCATACATAGACCCCGCAGAAATTGACTCCGCAAAGCGCGAGCTTCCAGAGGTCGTATTTAACCAGGAATATCTAGGGCAATTTGCAGAGAACGCAGCGAACCCGTTCGGCTCTCGCTCGATAAATGCTTGCGTTTCGGCTATGTCTACGAATCCCGTTAAATGCTACGGAATTGACTTAGCTAAGTATTCGGACTGGACGGTAATAATAGGGCTCGATAACGCCGGGAATGTGGCTTATTTCGAACGCTTTCAGGCTGACTGGGCTAGCACTCAGAACAAAATCAGAAACTTACCGCGCGCTCCTATGCTTATCGACTCCACCGGGGTAGGAGACCCAGTCGTAGAACAACTACAAAGGGACGGTTTAGACGTCGAAAGCTTTAAATTTACTAGCCCAAGTAAACAAGAGCTTATGCTAGGGCTTCAAGTAGCAATCCACCAGGAAAGAATTCACTATCCGGAAGGAGTAATAAAAGAAGAATTAGAAGTATTTGAGTACCAGTATAGCGCCCATGGCGTAAAGTATTCCGCGCCTACGGGTTTTCATGACGATACGGTCTGCGCTTTGGCTTTAGCCTGGCGTAAGTTCGACTTTAAGTCTGGCACTGGTAGGTACAATTTTATATAAAAGCTATTTATAAATAATTATGAACTGGAAAGATGTAACTATATGGCAATGGCAACAGATGCAGAATTTACTTACCAAAAGTAAAGACTACACCGAGCTGGACATAGCTGTAAAATCTTTGGCAATTCTGACCAACCAAACGGAAAACCAGATAGACTCTTTAACGATTAAAGAGCTAGGCAAAGAACTAGAAAAGATTCGCTTTATTACTGAGACAGAACCGCAACCAAAGACAGAGGATTTTATTAAGGTAGGTAAGAAGCGTTATAGATGTATTTACGACGTTCGTAAGCTACCCTATTCGCGTTACCTAGAGACTAAATTCTTCGGCTCGGATGTGACGATGAACCTACACAAAATCGCTGCGTCTATGGTAGTGCCTATGAAGCTTACCTGGCGAGGCTGGCGAGTAGCTAAATACGACGCGAGTAAACATGACGAGTACGCCCAGGATTTACTAAGCGCTCCGTTCGAACAAGTTTACGGGTCAGTAGTTTTTTTTTGTCAAGTATTCAGCGACTCGATAAAGAGTTTAGCGGACTATTTCAAGGAGGAAATGATGAAGGCGGGGATGACGACAGAGGAGGCAGAGACAACAGTAACGGCTTTATGCGAATCTATGGATGGATTTATCAGGCTACCCTTATCGCCGAACACGAAAAAATAAAACTAGACGAAGTTTACCAGCTTCCGACTATCCAGGCTTTAAACGACCTGGCGTATTTAAAGAGTAAAAACGCTTACGACAGCGAGCAATTAAAAAAAGTATATGCCAAGCATTAAGCAAGCCCAGGACGCACTAGGAAAAGACTTCGACTTAGGAGGCTCTGCACAAAGCGGTAACTTTGATATTAGCGCAGTCGAAAAAGTAATGCTAGACGGGGCTAATAAATTTTTGTTATTAGCACAGCAAAGAATTAGGCAGAGAAAGAAAGTAGATAAGGGAAACCTAGCGGATTTAGAAGTTTTTGATTTAGAAGAAAAACAAGGGCTTTACTCTATTACTATCGGTTACCCTAGAAGTAATCCGGCTTCGGAGTATTACGACTTTCAAAACTTAGGGGTAAGAGGTATTCAGAGTAGGAGTCCAAACTCTAAGTATAGTTTTAAGACTTTAACCGTTAGCTCTAATATGGTTAAGGCTATAATGGCTTGGTACTTACGCCACAAGAACTATATTAAAAACGAAGACCAAAGAACGGGACTAACTGGCTTACAAGTTAAGCGCAAGAACATAACCGGAGTAGCAGACCAAACAAAAAAGCTTAGACAATTAGCGAAACGAACGGCTGAAAACATTAAAAAGAGAGGTATTCCTAGAGTAGGTTTCTTAGAAGACAATAAGGACAAAGCTTTTGGGGAAGACTTCCAGAAAAAACTTTCTATTGCTTTGGGTCAAAGCGTAGCTTTAACTATTAAAAAATCATATAATGGCTATTACAATCGCTAGTATTCCCCCAAGCTATTCGTCAGCTCATGACGCGCTTTGGTTTGTGGTTACTTCTGATAATTCTACACTAACGAATTTTAAATATGTCTTTGACATTCAAGTTAACAGTGCTACAATCGCCACGCTTAAGGTATATCCTACCGACGCCGGAGTCGGAATTATTGACGTCGCACCTTTCGTCCGCAACTATTTTGCTAGTGGTTTCAACGATGACGGCTCAGGATTTGTCAGACACGCAGACGGGTTTTTACACGTCGACTATACAATCCGTTACGGGGAAGAATACGTAACTACCGGAGGACAGCTTACGACTTTTCCGAATTTAACTTCCGGAAATTACAAGGGCTGGAACTTTTCTCTAGACCCATTCAGAATGCCTATAACTACTTACGAAAATAAGTTCTTAACACCACGCGACAGAACCCAAGCGAAAGTAGTAAGCGGAGAAACTTTCTTAATTAGCTATTTTAATAGCGATTTAGCTAGCTCTCTTACGGCTACTATTCAAAACCTAAACGAAGACGGCACTAATAACGGTAGCGCTTCGACTGGTTCGAACTTTTTACCTAGCGCAGTGCACGGTATTATTTTAGACTTAAGCCCAACTGGGGTAAACGCTTACCTGGGAACTACTAAGGTTACAGCTTCTACCTACGCTTACCGCGTTAGCATAGGAGCGGACTCTATTGTAATTACCCAGACTTGCGCGCCTAGATTTACACCGGTTCAAATTATATTCCAGAACCAGTACGGAGGCTATGACCAGATGGCGTTTAGATTATTATCTAGACAGTCTCGTAACATGGAGCGCAAGACTTACACGCGCGGGAATTACGAGCTATCCGCGTCTAATACGATGGACTTTAAAGACTCTTCTAATATCATGTTCGGAGGCTCTAGAGCTTTTGCTACTAGCGTAGACTATTCTTACTCGGTAATCTCTGACTATTTAAGCGTAGCAGACTATAACTTAGGAGCTGAATTACTGGCGTCCAACGAAGTATATTTTGCTTTTGGTGGTAACTATTACCCTATAGTATTTACTGGCACTACATGGCAAGAAAAGAATAACAGCTCTGACAAAATGTTTAACTACGAATTAAGCTTCGATTTAGGAATCCGTCAATTTAGCCAGTTTAAATAATGATAACAGAAATAATAGTAGAGAACTCGCGCCTAGATTTGTACGAAGATATAGGCATGGAGCTAAATTTAGCGATAGATGATATTAAAGATTTTTCTAGTAGAAATACAGCGTACTCTAAAACTATTACAGTACCTGGTAACGCAAATAATAATAAAGTCTTTGGTCATATTTATAGCCTTAACAGTGCTAATAATTACGGTCTTGCTAGTAGCAGTCCCAGCGTCGGGTATAATTTTGACCCGTCGAAACAGACAAACGCTAAAATCTTCGTTAACAAAATCCAGATTTTTAAAGGCGTTCTTCGCCTTATGGAAATCAAAATAGACAAAGGCGTAATTGAGTACGAATGCGTAGTATTTGGGGAGCTAGGAGGTTTTGCCTCCGCTATTGCTAATAAGACCCTAGAAGACCAAGACTTTAAAAACCATTTTGTAGCCTACAATCAAGACTGGACAGACGCTAACGTTAAGAACTCCTGGGATGCTAGCGGTACTGGTATTGTATTTCCTTTAATTGACTACGGTAACTGTAAGCATGGGACAATAGACTACCACCTAAACGCTTTTAGACCGGCGTTTTTTGTCTATGAATTAATACATAAAATAATCGACTATTCGGGTTATACGTATAGCTCTGACTTTATTAATACTAGCTTTTTTCGCTCTTTGATTTTGCCTAATAACTACGCAAACTTAGAGCAAGTAAGAGCGAATTTATTAAATGCCCAGGCTGCAAATATATTAATAGACCAGCCGGACGAATTACTTACGTTTAATTCTACTAACCTTTACCAGTTTACCATAGCTAGCTCTAATACGTTTACCTTTACGGGTACTACGGGGACGCTTGGTAAATTTGTTTTTCAAGGCTACGGGACAGTCGTAACACAGCGCCAGGTTAATATAACTCTTTACCAAAATACTACCGTATTATTTGTTTCAACGCAAGCAGATAACGACGACCAGCTTACAGAGTTTTATATTAATACCGAGAAAATCGTTTCTTTAACGAACGGCGATACTATTACCGTAGAGGTAACTACTAACCCAGGTAGTAATCCGAACTACGAATTTATTTCCGAGAATCTTATGCTAGATTTTATCTCGGATAACTTAGTCCCAGTACCGGCAGAGTATGGCTCTAGTTTGTCTATGCCGGATTTATTGCCTAAAGGGATATTACAAAAGGACTTCTTTGTTTCTATTTGCCGAATGTTTAACCTATACGTCTACGAAAATAAGGACATTGATAAGCATATAGTAATAGAACCTTTTATAGACTTTTATCAAATAGGTGGAGGCTTTATAAAAATCGATGACTTTGGGGATTTATTACTCCATGGAGAAACCGGAGACCCTAGCGGATTAGTTCTGTTAGATGACCCTACAGCTGAGGCTATAGACTGGACTAATAAGGTAGATAGAAATAGCCCTATTTCGATTAAGCCTATGAGCGAAATTAACGCTCGCTTTTACGACTTCCTTTATACAGAAGACGACGACTACTTTAACGAGGCGTATAATAAGAAATACTCAGAAACTTACGGGGATAGAAAAGAAGATACTGGCTACCAGTTTGCTCAAGATAGAACGGACATTCAAATAATTTTTGCGCCGTCTGTATTAGTGGCTAGAACTGGGGACGTTAAATTAACCGCTGCCCTTTATAACCTAACCGACAACGTAGAAGAAACCAGGGACAACGTACTGCGAATTATGCAATTCAAAAAAGTAGGCGAAGTGCCTAGCTGGCATATTAAACAAGTACACCCTAATAGCGGTAATCTTGGAAGTTCTACAACTTACTACGGTTATGCCGGTCACTTAGACGACCCAAGCGCTCCGGCTAAGGATATAAACTTCGGAGTCCCTAAAGAGCTTTTATTTTCTCTTACAAGTGGCTACCCGTCTGCTAATTTATTTACTGCGTTCTGGGGCGATTATTTAGCCGAAATCGTAGTTAAAGATAGTAAGCTCCTTACTTGCTATTTATATTTAAACTTAGAGGATATTTACTCGCTAGATTTTTCTAAGCTTATTTTAATAGACGGTTCTTTATGGCGATTAAATAAAGTTATAGACTTTAACCCAAGCGTAGCGAAGACCACCCAAGTAGAACTCTTAAGAGTAATAGAACTAACATACGCGTAAAATGGCAACTAATGAAAAGGTAGGTATTGAGCTGGTAGCTGACACCCGAAGTCTAAGAACACAGCTTCGGGAAGCGACCCAGGATTTTATTAGACTCCAGGAGTCCGGTACTGCTACCGCTAACGAAATTAATAAAGCCGCGCGTAGAGCTGCAGACTTAAAGGAGCGAATCTCTGACGCTAAAGACACTATCGCAGCGTTTAACCCAGAAGCTAAATTTAAAGCTTTTGGTGCTGTAGTCCAGGGAGTAGCCGGAGCGTTTAGCGCAGCCCAGGGAGCTATGGCTCTACTAGGCGTAGAAGGCGAAGAAGTACAAAAGACTTTATTAAAAGTCCAGGGGGCGCTAGCTTTATCTGAAGGTCTTAATACTGTATTCGGTTTAACAGATGCTTTTAGTAACTTATCAAATAGGGTAAAAGAATCTAGTACGTTTATAGCTACTAACGGAGCTGTAACCGCGGTAACTGGTAAAATTTTTAGGACTTTAGGCATAGAAGTAGCTACTACTTCTTTAGCTTTTAGGGCTTTAAAAACTGCTATCGTTTCTACCGGTATAGGTTTGCTAGTAATTGCTTTAGGAGAAGCTGTTTCAGCGTTTCAAGACTTTTCAAATAGCGCAGAAAAAGCTAAAAAAGAGCAAGAAAAATTTAACGAGTCTGTAGCTAAAGGAGCAAAAACGCAATTAGAAGCGGAGAAAGAATCTTTAAGACGTCAGCAAGAGCTAGAGGTAGCTAGAGCTAAACGACGCGGAGCGACTGAAAAGGAAATTTTTGAGATTCAAGACAAGTATGCTAGACTAAACATAAAATCACAGGAACGTTTTTACGAAGAGGTAAAGGGGATAGATAAAGAAAAGGATAACGCGACTAAGGAGTTAAATAAATCTAGAGCGGAGCGCGATACTGCCTTAATTAATTTTGAGACTGACCAGGTATTAAAAGCTCGCGAAAAACAAAAGAAAGCTAGCGAAGAATCGCTACAAAGAATAGCAGAAGCTGAGGAGAAATGGGTAGGAGATAACGAAAAAAGATTTGAGCGTTTAAATAAACTTAAGCCTGGACAGTCAGAATTTCAAAATAAACTAGACGAACTACGCGAACAATATAACGCAGACTTAAAATTATTTTCAGATAATGAGGAGGCTAAATTATTAGCTAAAAAAGACTACGACGCTAAGGTATTAAAAGCGACACGTGAAGAAAAGGAACGCTTAAAAGACGAGAATAAAGAAGAAGTAGAAAAGAGTATTAGAAAGCTAGAAAAAGACGGAGATAAAGAAAGAGCTCAAAGGGAGAAAACGGCTAATCTAATAAATGCTACAATGCTTAAAAGCATTAAGCAAAGAACCGACGAAGAATCTAAAATAGTTAAGTTATCAGAAGACCAGAAGCTAGGTATTATTTCTGGAGCTATCCAAACCGGGGTAAAATTAGCCGGCGAGGGTACGGTAGTAGGTAAAGCTTTAGCTATTGCAGACGCTACGATTAACACTTACGTAGGTGCTACTAGAGCGCTTAGAGACTTACCGCCTCCGTTCTCTTATATCGCTGCAGCCACTACAATAGCTAGCGGTTTATTATCAGTAAATAGTATTTTATCTACACAAGTACCGGCTAGCGCTGGGGTTTCTGACACGTCGGGCGGTGCTTTGCCTAGCGCGCCAGCTCCTATTGCTCCAAGAAGCGCAGCTCCTACGCCTACAGTATTAGACTCTAGAAGCCTGAATACTATTTCTAACGTAGTGGCTAGAGCTTACGTAGTAGAATCGGATATAACCGGAAGTCAAAAAAGAATACAAAGAATAGAAAACGCCGCAAGGTTTTAAGAATGGATTTACCAATTTACCAGCTAGAGATTAGCGACGATTTAAACGACGGAGCGGAGGTAGACTTCGTAGCGTTAGTAGATAGACCAGCTATCGAGCGTAACTTTTTAAAATTTAAAGAGGCTCGCTCTAATTTTGCTATTCAGTCAGAAGAACGAAGAATCGTATCTGGCGCTTTAATGCTAGCAGATACACCTATCTACCGTAACGATAGTAACGGAGAATACTACGTAACTTTTACGCCTGGCACTATTGAGAAAATAGCGCAGAAGTTTTTTAAGAAAGGCTACCAGTCAAACGTTAATTTAATGCACGACGGAAGCCAGGAAGTAGAAGGCGTAACTATGTTCGAGTCTTGGATTAAGGACAGTTCTAGAGGGGTCGCTCCTATGAAAGGATTTGAGGACGCGCCAGAGGGTTCTTGGTTTGGCAGTTTTAAAGTAGAAAATGAGGACGTATGGACTCGCGTAAAGTCTGGGGAATTTAAAGGCTTTAGCGTCGAAGGTGTATTTAATTACAAAAAAGAGAAAGCACCTATGAGCGTAGAAGAGGCTCTCTGGTCGCAAATTGTGGAAATACTCCAGGCGGTTAAATGATAACGTATTAAATTAATTTCTATTTATAAACAAAAGTAAACGTATGACTGTAAACGAAGCAATCGAAAAAATTAAAGTCTTACTAGCGTCTAATGAAGAGGCGGTAGTAGAGGCTACGGAAGAAGCTTCTGAGCCAGTAACTGAACTTAACTTCGAAACTTACGACCTAAAAGACGGTTCTAAGATTGATTTATCGGGTTTAGAAATTGGAGCGGAAGCGATGCTAGTGGACGAGACGGGTAACTCTGCGCCAGCTCCTAACGGGGAGTATGAGCTAGCAGACGGTACGATGGTCTCGGTATTGGACGGAAAAGTAGAGGGAATCGAAACACCTCAAGCAGAAAGTCCAGAAGTAGAAGAAGAGCCAGCTACAGAAATGCCTATGGAGTCGAACAAGTTCGACGAAATGGAAGGTACTATTTCTTATTTGACAGCTGAAAACGAGGCTTTAAAAGCTAAGGTTTCAGAGTTAGAAGCGAAATTTAACCAAGCATTTTCTGAAGTAATCGGAGCTTTAGAAGGTTTAGCGACTGCGCCTAGTGCAGACCCTATCCAAAAACCTAAAAATGCGTTCTCAGTTATCGAGAAAAAAGAAGATAAAGTAGCGCGCTTTTTGGACAAAGTAAAAAATTTAAAATAACAATTTAAAAAACAAAAAAATGGGATTCGTAGTAAGTTCATTAGCTAACTATACAGAAGAAAACGCAGCTCAGTTAGTAGCTTCGTCTGTATTAGGTGCAAAAACAGCGACTTTAATTAAGGCGCAAGGTAACGTAATGGTAGGCGTTAAATCTGCAGAGACTATCAACATTATGGACACAGACGCATTTTTCCAAGATGGTTCATCTTGCGGATTCAACGCTTCTGGTACAACAACTTTCACACAGCGTACAGTAACTGTAGGTAAAATCAAGGTTAACGAGGCTCTTTGCCCTAAAGACTTAGAAGCTAAGTATTTACAGAAAGCTCTTCCAGCTGGTTCTTCTTACGATTCTACGGTATTCGCTGGCGAGTACTCAAACCGTAAGGCTCAAAAAATCGCTGCTCAATTAGAGACTGCAATCTGGCAAGGCGATTCAGCATCTGCTAACGGTAACTTAAACAAGTTCGACGGATTTATTAAGTTAATCGCTGCAGCTTCTGCTTCTGTAGTTCACGCTAACACTACAACGTACTACGGTACTCCGTTAGCTGCTTCTGCGGGTATCACTACTTCTAACGTAGTAGCGGTAATCGACGCAGTTTACAAAGGCTTACCGGCTGAAATCGTAGCGGCAGACGATGCTACTATCTTCGTAGGTATGGACGTTTTCCGTACTTATACAATCGCCTTAAAGAACGCTAATTTATTCGCTTATACTTTCGACGGTAAAGCTGACAGCGAAATGATGTTACCAGGTACTACTATTAAGGTGGTAGCAGTTCAAGGTTTGAATGGTACTTCTAAAATCTACGGCGCTCGTTTATCTAACATGTTCTTAGGAACTGACTTATTAAACGAAGAAGAGCGTTTCGAATTGTTCTACGCTAAAGAAGCAGACCAAGTTCGCTTCGTAGCTGAATTCAAATTCGGAGTAAACTTCGCGTTCCCAGGTGAAATCGTAGACTTCATCTTAACAGCTTAATTCTTACAAATAAGTTCGGGGTGCTTCCTTTGGCTAGGACACCCCTTAACTTAATAACACTTTAAAAGAAATAATATGTCTTGCGCATTAACACAAGGGTACGCCCTAGACTGTAGAGATTCTTTAGGTGGAATTACTGAAGTTTATTTTATCGAGAAAGGGAATGTTTCAGCCGTAACAGAGGCGAGCGGTGTAATTACCGCAATTACTAAAGGCTCTGGTAAGGTATTCCGTAAATATGAATTAGTACCAGGTACTTCTTCTTTGACGGAAAACATTAACGCGAACGTTCAAAATGGTACAGTATTCTACGCTTCTGAATTATCTATAATTCTAAACAAATTACAAGCGAATACACGTAACGAAATCTTATTACTAGCACAAAACACTTTATTAGCTGTAGTAGGCGATAATAATGGTAAGTACTGGTACTTAGGTAAAGTACATGGTTTAAACCTTACGGGTGGTAACGGTGCTACGGGAGTAGCGCAAGGAGACCGCTCTGGATATACTTTGACTTTCTCTGCTTCAGAGTCTGCTTTAGCTCCAGAGGTTGCGTCTAATATCATAGCTGGATTAACAGCTTAAAGTCAGTCGTTTGGTTGACGCACTAGAATAGGGAGGCTTCGGTCTCCCTTTCTTATTTATAACAAAATACCTCTTTGCTATTTAGTAGTAAGATGCTACATTTTACTAAAGGACAGACGGCTAACATTATAGTAACGCTTAAAGAAAAAGCGACGCTATCCGTACCTAATTATCTATTTGTTTTTACTTCAAAAGTAGCTAAAACAGAAATTAAATTTATTCGTTTATTTACAGACGATACGTCGGGCTATAAGGATAGATTTAACCAGTTTGACATAGCAGTTAATTCGTATTTTGCTAACGCTTTGCCAGGCGAATACAATTACACTATTTACGAACAAGCCTCTAGTAGTAACTTAGACCCGTCTTTAGCTACCGGAATTTTAGAAACCGGACAGATGGCGCTAAACAATTCGACAGACTTCGAATTTACTACTTATAACGCGACTACAAACACTTACAAAGTAAGGGATATATGAGCAATAGAATAAAGCCAGTTAACCCGGCTAACCAGTTTACAGTTTTAACTTTTGCGGAGGCTAAACAGCCAGAGTATAAAGAGAAAAAAGGCGAAGGCGGAGGCTATATCGAATTCGGTCATAAGAACGACTACCCTAATTACCTGGTAGATTTGTTTAATAAGAGCGCTAAACATAACGCAATTATTAAAGGTAAGGTAAACTACATTACTGGAAACGGATTCGAAAAGGTTGCAGATATTGACCCGGTAGCAGAGCAATTTATAGCGCAAGCAAACCAAGCAGAAAGCCTAGACGACATTTTACGTAAATGCTCTATCGACCAAGAGCTTTTCGGAGGCTTTTACCTTCAAGTAGTTTGGTCACAAATAGGCGAAACTATCTCAGAGATTTACCACCTGGACTATACTAAGGTTAGAACAAACGAAGACTGCACGCAGTTTTGGTATAGCGAAAACTGGAAGGATACTAAATACAAAAGAGACGTATTTAACGCGTTTAATTCACAGCTTAGAAGCGGTACTCAGATTCTTTACGTAAAAGAATACAGACCGAACCTAAATACTTACGCTTTACCTGGTTATTTTGGAGCTTTAAACTATATCGAATCTGATATAGAAATCTCTAAGCACGTTTTAGGTAACGCACAGACTGGCTTTAGCGCGTCTAAATTAATTACACTTCCTAACGGAGAACCAACGGACGACGAAAAGCGCGCTATTGAGCGTAAATTTACAGACCGTTTCACTGGCTCAGATGGGAAGAAGTTTATTCTATCGTTTGTAAATGACAGCTCACGTAAGCCGGTAGTAGAAGACTTAGGCGCTAGCGATATTACTAAAGAAGACTTCGGTAACGTCGATAAAATGATACAGCAAAACGTTTTCGCTGGACACCAAATTACCGCGCCGGATTTATTCGGTATCTCTACGCCAGGACAATTAGGAACGCGTCAACAAATGCGCGATTCTTACGAGATTTTTAAAAATACTTACGTAAATGACAAGCAGTTATTACTTGAACAAGTATTCTCTTTACTTGCCAAACTACGAGGTTCTGCGGACGGGCTTAAAATAAAAGACGTCGAGCCTATTGGAATAGAATTTAGCGAGGCTACTATCGCCCAGGTTTTAACTAAAGACGAAATCCGCGAGAAATTAGGAGCGCCTAAATTAGAGGCTAAAACTTCTTCTTCATCTCAAGACGTAATCGACGCGCTTAATAGCTTATCGCCTTTAGTAGCTAACAAAGTTCTAGAGTCTATGACTCCTAACGAAATTAGAGCAATCGTAGGGCTACCAAACGAAGCGGGCGGGGAGAATATACCAGACCCGACTCAAGCGCCTACAGCGTTTAAGTTTTCAGAGGACGACGTTATCTCTATCTTTGCGGAATATGGTACAGATAAAGCCCAGTTTTCGGTCTTTAAATCTAGAGAGGTATTTGGACAAGCGCCTAATGACTTAGAAGAAAACCTAAATTTAGAGTTTGCGGTATCTGAATTAACACAATTAGAAGCGAACGTATTAGATTTAATCTCTAAGGACAAAAGAATAACAGCGGAAGTAATCGCCGGAGCTATTAAAACAGACGTAGTAATAGTAAACAGAATACTAGAAGGCTTGGAGTCTAAGGGCTTAATTTCTTCTAAGGTAGCGAAAGGTATTACAGAGCGTATTTTAGCCCAGCCTTTGTCAGAATTAGGAGCGCCAGAACCGTTAACGAAAAGTTTTACTATCCGTTATTCTTACGAATGGCGTCTAAGTATTCCAGTAGGACAACGCGATAGCCTAGCACACCCTAGCCGTACTTTTTGCGCTCGATTAATGCAACTAAATAGAATGTATTCTAGAGCTGAAATCGAAGCAATTTCTGCGCGCTTAGGTTACTCTGTATTCGATAGACGCGGGGGCTGGTGGACTATGCCAAACGGCGAACATTCCCCAAGCTGTAGACATATCTGGCAATCTCAAACCGTAATTAAAAAGGGATAATGAAAAACACTTTATTTATAAACGTAGATACAATAAAAGAGCGCACTGGTTTGCATTCAAATGTAGACGATAAGCTAATCTTGCCCGAGATTATGACGGCGCAAGACATGTATTTACTACCGGCTTTAGGTACAGCTTTATACAATCGCTTACAAGACGGAATAGACGGGGCTAATTTAACAGCTAACGAGACCGCTCTACTAGACGACTATGTAACTAACCCTTTAGTCTACTACGTTCTTTCTGAGCTTCCGGTAGGTTTGTCTTACCAGTTCTATAATAAGGGCTTAATCCGCAAGTCTAGCGACAATACGGACACGCCACAAATGCAAGACTTAATAGACGTAGCTAATCGCTACCGTTCTAGAGCTGAGTTTTACAAGCAAAGACTAATTAAGTATTTACAGCAAGTAAGTACAAGTAACTTATTCCCGGAGTATTTAAACCCAGGAATAGGAATAGATACGATGCACCCAGAGAGAGACGGATACCAAACGAGTATTTATTTAGGCGACGCTGGTGGGTGCGCTGGAATGACTTTCGAAGAACGCTACCAGGGAGACCGCGGGTTTTGCTGTTAATTAAATTAATATGCCTAAAGCATTCTCTAATAAAAATATCAATAAACTAAAAGTTTATTTAGCAACAAATGGCAATCAAACAGCTGACACTAAACCAAACAGTCAAACTAATACGGGATTTATTAACAAGCCATGAGCAAATTAATACCGTTTATTTCGGCGATGTCTGGGAATTTCTAGCGCAAACTGATAACGTTTACCCGGCGGCGTTTTATTCGCTTACTGGGTCGTCTATTTCTGGTAAAGAATTGAGCTTAAATTTTAGCATTTTCCACCTAGATAGAATGCTACAAGACGAGACAGACGAGACGGAGGTATTATCTGACCAGCTACTAATAGCCCAGGATATTATCTCGATGATGCGCTACCCTAAATTTGACTGGGAAATAGGCGACAGCGTTAACCTAGAATTTTATACAGAGAACCAAGAAGACTATTTGGCTGGCGTAAAGGCAGATATTACTATCTCGTTTCCTATGCTTTCTGACAGATGTCAAGTCCCTACTAACTTTAATTACCCTACTACCTAATGGCAAATAAAAAAGTAAGTCAATTAACCAGTAAGCCTTCCGTTTTAGTTACGGATTTATTCCCTATTGCAGACCCTTCAACTGGTCAGCTTTACAAGACTACTATTTCAGATTTAGGAACGGCTATCGGTTCGGGTGTAAGCTCAGTAAACGGATTAGTCGGAGCGGTGGTCTTAGATACGGACGACATTCAAGAGTTAGTTAGTCCGACTAATAAATGGTTTACAGATACTAGAGCGAGAGCGGCGCTCTCTGCTTCGTCTCCTTTGGCTTATAATAGTGGCACTGGGGTATTTAGTATTCCGGCAGCGACAAGCTCACAGAACGGATATTTAACTAGCACAGACTGGACTACTTTTAACAATAAATTAAGCACAGCTACGGCAGCATCTACTTACGTTCCTTATACTGGTGCAACAGCAAACGTAAATTTAGGACAGAATTATAGTTTAACTGCTGCTTTAATTATAAAAAGCGGAGGTACTTCTACGCAATTTTTAAAAGCAGATGGTACAATCGATACAAATACTTATGCGCTAGATTCTGCGGTAGTTAAATTAACTGGAAATCAAACAATAGCTGGAGTAAAAACATTTACTAGCGGAATTGTTGCAGATGTTACAACTGGAGGCGCTCAAGGTTTTGCTTCTACTAATTCATCTGCAAGTGGCTCTTCTATATTTTTACAAAATAATAGCACTTCAGTAGGTAATGCCATTGGTATTAATAATACATCTACGGCAGATGGTATTGCAATAGGAAATGAAACATCTGGTAGAGGTATTTACATTTCAAATGCTACAACTTCAGGAAGTGGTAAAGGTATCTCAATAGATAACTACAACGGAGGTATAGGTATTGAAGTAGGCTCAGATTCTACGGCGGATGCTATTAAGATTTTGCACTTATCAGGAAGAGCTTTTAATATACAATCTAGCGGAGGCGGTTATGGTGTAATTATTAACAATACAACTGCTTCAACTTCTGCGCCTTTTACTATTCAAAAGCAAGGCGCTAATAAAATCACATTTACAGATGCTGGAGCTGGCACTTTTGTTTCTACAATTTCAGCAGCTGGAGCAACGCTTACTGGAGCTTTAAGCGGTACAACTGCTAATTTTTCTAGCCTTGTTAGTATTATTGGAACTTCTGCAGATTTTATCTTAGTAAGGGCAAATAACTCTAATACTGCAAATATACTTTTTGGAACTAATAATACTTATAGCTGGAGCGCTGGTCTTAGAAATATAGAAAATGAAAACTTTTATATTTACAATCAGACAAATTCTACTAATAGCGTAACAATAAATAATTCTACTAATGCAGTTACACTAGCCGGAGCTTTAAGCGGTACAAGTGCTACTTTTAGCGGAAGTGTAATTGTTGGAACTACTGCATTATTAAACTTTGGTCCTACATCTAGTTTTGTGGGAATGAGTGGAAATAACTCAACTGGAGCTTTAGCATTATATGCAAATAATACACAAGTATTAGGATTTGCAGCAACTTCAGGCGCAGCCACGTTTTCGAGTAGTGTTACGGCGACTACAAGTGTATTTGCTTATAATAACATTACTGACCCAACGACTGGAAATGCTTTAACAAATGGAACAACTATTGGGCTAAATGGTACATCCTCAAATAATAGTTACGGTCTTGGAGTGGGAGCATCAAGAGGTGGACTTTATGATATGTGGTTTCAAACTGGTGTCATAAATGGAGGTGGTTATAGATGGTATATAGGAACTAGCGAAAAGATGACTATTACTTCCGCTGGCAACGTAGGCATCGGAACGACTTCGCCAGGCGAAAAATTTACTATTGTTACTGGAACAAATTACGCTGCCGCATTTAATACTTCATCTATTGAAGATACAACTACAAGAATAAGTATAGGCTCTCTTACAACTGGAGCTGGTGGAACTGGAGGTTCCGTTGCTATTGGTGCTAAACATTATCATGCGTCGACTGCTCAATCTTCTATGCTTTTTTATACTCATGATGGTTCAAGTCTAACTGAAAAAATGCGGATTACTAGCGGGGGGTCATTAAAAGTTAGTACAAATGGAACATATTTAGGGGCAACTTATGCGTATCATGAATTAAGACAAACAACATCGGATACAAATATTACCATATTTACACACACTTCTGCTAGTCCTTATGGTAATAACATTTATTATCCAAATGCTTCTCCAAATTCTACTTCAAATGAATTTATATATTGCAACGATAGCACTCAAAGTAAATTTATAGTATGGTCTAATGGCTCGGTAGTTAATAGAACTGGCTCTTATGGTACAATTTCAGATGTTAAATTCAAGGAAAACATCGTAGATGCTACACCTAAATTAGAAGATATTGCAAAACTTAAAGTAAGAAACTTTAATCTTAAAGGAGAATCTACAAAGCAAATAGGTTTTATTGCTCAAGAATTTGAAGAAGTTTTCCCTAATATGATTGATGTTTCAACAGAAAGAGGCGAAGATGGAGAAACTTATAAATCTATTAAAACTTCAGTTTTAGTTCCTATGTTAGTAAAAGCAGTACAAGAATTAAAAGTAGAATTAGATACATTAAAAAACAAATAATATGATTTGGATAATTAGCCAGTTAGATAGTATTCCTTCTCTTGATGGGATGGATAAAGTAATTAGCACAATTCATTACAGAGCGCAAAAGCAACACGAAGACTTTACGGCTGACACTTACGGAGCTTTATCGGTAGATGCACCACACGAAGCGAGCTTCACTCCTTACGATGAAGTTACAAAGGAAATGGTTGAGTCATGGCTAGAAGCTGGACTAGATACAGAAGCAATCGAAGCAAATTTAGATGCACAAATAGAGAACTTTTTAAATCCTCCTATTGTGGCTTATCCGCTACCTTGGAATAACAATTAGTAAAACGCTATTTAATAGTAAGTTCAACCATAAAAAACGACAGTATGAAATTAGACTTTAATTTTGATTTAGTAGGATTAGACGGCGTAGCTATTGAAGGCGCAAACGCTGGTAAATTACTAGCTAACGCTTTAGCTCAAGGCTCTAAAGGAGACGCGCTTAAATTCTGGGACTGGGCAGTTAATCTAAACAAAGGAGAAGTCCTGGACTTAGATTCTAGCGACCAGGAAACAATCAAGAACTTTATTAAAGATTCTGAAGGCTTTACTATTTTAGCTAAGGCTCAATTATTGCAAGTATTAAAAAAGGACTAATGACAGACGACGACGTAAAAGTAGGTATTCTAAATATGGCAGTTTTTGCCTTATCGTTTTCACAATTAGAAAGCTATTTAAAAGTCGCGCTATTAATAGTCTCAATAGGATATACTTGTAACAAATGGTATAAACTATACAAAGAGAAAAAGTAATGGCATTTTTAGACATTTTTAAAGACGATAACGAGATAAACGAAAAGGCTATTTTAGGCTTTGCCTCGTTTGGTGTACTTACTATTTACGGAATCGCTGACGTAGTTACTGGTTTAGAAGGTCAAACCTTTGTAATCGAACCTATTATTTTAGAGGTTTTCGCTGGCTTAACTTTTGGCTGTTTTGGTATTGCTAGCTATGAGAAAGTAGCTAACAGAAAGACGGACGCAGAGCGCGAGAAAAACTTACCAGGTGGATTAGCTCCGCTTCCAGAAGATGAAGGCTAATATAGTTCTTTTTTTGTGCTGTATAGTGGCGATTTATTACGCCTATACTAAACACGTACAAGCTGGAGAAACTAGACCAAACGATACGCTCGTAGTTCATGACACTACCTGGAAAATCCACGATTCTATCGTAGTTAAAAAAGTGCCGGTTTTAAAAGAGGTAATAGTAGAGGTAGCTTCCCGTCCGGAAATGTTACCAGATACTAACTACGCTACTTTAAAACGCCAGTACATGGCTCTTTTACAGCTTTACTTAAACAAGGTAGTTTATTCGGATACAATTAAAGTAGGAACGTACGGCTACATAGCTGTACTAGATACTATTGCAGAGAATAAGCTAGCCTACAGAAAGACCCAGGAGAATTACAAAATACCGGTAGTAAAAGAGACTAAGACTATTACTAAGTATAATCCACCAGTTAGAAATTTATTCGTAGGTGGTGGTATTACTACTAGCAATTCTCTAGGAATCAGAGGCATAGAAGCCGGTATAATTTACAAGACAAAGAAAGACGCGCTCTTTAACGCTAAAGCTAGCGTAGACTTAAACGGTTCGCCTCTATACGGATTCGGATATTATTACAAGATAAAATAATATGCTACTAAAATTAGGCTCTACGGGGGAAGACGTTAACAAATTACAGATTAGGCTAGGAATAGACCCAGTCGGAAAATTTGGCAATAAGACAGACGCCGCAGTAAAAGGTTTTCAGTCAGCTCACGGATTAACACCGGACGGAATTGTAGGCGATGCTACCTGGAATAAATTATTTCCACCAGCTCCAAGCGTAGAAGCTCCGGTAGTCGTAGCGCCTCCAGTAATTACACCAGTACAGACCGGATTTAAACTAGACAATCTTAAGGGACATATTCCGCAAGCGGTTATCGACCAGATACCAGATACTGCTAGCAAATTCGGGATAACTAACACGCTAAGACTAGCGCACTTTCTAGCGCAATGCGGACACGAAAGCGGAGGCTTCAAAGCAGTAAGAGAAAATCTTAATTATTCAGCTAAGGGCTTACTAGGAATTTTCCGTAAGTATTTCACAAATGTAAATTTAGCACAGCAATACGAGCGCAAGCCGGAGAAAATAGCTAATAGAGTTTACGCGTCTAGGATGGGTAACGGAAACGAAGCTAGCGGAGACGGTTTTAAATTTAGAGGGCGCGGTTATATCCAACTTACCGGTAAAGATAATTATAGCCTATTCGATGCTACAGTCCCAGAGTCTATTTTAACAGACCCGGAGCTAGTGGCTACTAAATACCCGCTGGCTAGCGCGGCGTTCTTTTTTAAACGGAATAATCTATGGGCTATTTGTGATAGAGGCGCAAGCGTAGCAGACGTAACAGCTGTAACTAAACGCGTTAACGGTGGTACAATAGGACTACCAGATAGAATAAAACATTTTAACGAGTATTATAAGCTATTAAGCTAATGCCTTTACTATTTAAAATTACCGCTTTTCTTGTCAGCTTAATTATAGGCTCCGGGTTTTTAATTCAGACCGTATTTTTATTTAGGCACTTTAACGAAAAAGAAGACGTCGCAGTAATGCCGGTAGAAAACCGGGTACAAATAGGACCTTTAGCTGGTAACAGAAGTCTAGAGTTCGGAGTTAAAAATATCTTAGAAGAATTAATCTCAGAAAAAGGACACGGCTTAGACGATAATGCAGTAAGCCAGGTAAAAGTAGAGATATTATTTCTAGACGTTTTAAAAACGCAGTCTAATTTATCTGTATTCCACAGCAATAAAGAAGCTGTAGTAATCCGTTTACGGGGTAAATTTATAGTAAAAGGTAAAGTAGTAAAGACGATTATAGTAGAAGAGCAAGCCGAAGAGGTAAGTATGTCTACTCTATTAATTGATGAAGGGGGAAAGTTCAACCAAACGAACCTTAGCACAGCTTTAAAAAAGGCTTCAGATTCATTAATTAATAAATTACTATGATTAGATTTATTCTAGCGTTATTATTACTTAGTCAAATAGCTAAGGCGCAAACTATTAAACTTTACTTTGATAACGATACGACTAACACAAACGTAGACGGGCAAGTAATTAACAAGGGCGATACGTTTATCGTACCGGTTTATGCGGATGGTAACGGAAATACTACAGCGCGCTCTTTATACTTCGACTTTGAATACCAAAACGACGCCTTCGAATTTATTTCTATTAACCACACTGGAACGGGTGGAAATGGTGGGATAATTCCTTACGGTTCTCAAATTTCAGATAGCTACTATTTATACCCTGGCTATTCATTCAATAAGACCAGCTTAAATAATACGCCTAACGGTAATACGAATTACAACTACGCTAGCTACAACTACACGCAAGGCGGTAATAAAACGATTCTACGCTATTATCTAAACTGGGCTATACAATCGGGAGGGCTTGGACTAGATAGGCTCTTAAATCTAAAGTTTAAGCTAAAGACTACAGCGCCAGGCTTTGCTTGGAATCCAATACTTATGAACTTCGGGGCAGCGTTTAATCAAAACGGGACGGCTGGCTCTACGATTATGACTACGCCGTTAACTAATGTAATTATGTTAGACCCTACGGCTAGTAAATACGTAACGGCTAAAATAGAAGCGAACGGAAACCTAGACGAGTTTAGCTTAACGCGCGTTCACTTTGTAGACTCTACTACAAACCAGGGCTTTTTTGTAGACGCTTTAAGTAATGGAACGCTACCGGTAGACCAAACTTTACTTCAGCCTAATACGGTTTACAAAGTCTTTGCTTCGGTTAATATGGATTCTATGATAGATTTATACAAAGGAGCGGTAACGGTAAGCGATTATACTACAGCTCTGGCAGAGTTTGCTACCCAGAATCTAGACGGTACTTTTAGAAACCAGAATATAATTACTGGAGCTGGTTACTATTCAGCTGACGTAAATAATAACAAAGTATTTGATGGTGGCGATTTGGTTAAACTATTCGCGCAAACCGTCGGGGTAGATTCGCTTTATAAATTACCGGCTCAATACCAGGCTGGTACTGACATGTATATGAGCGTACCGACGTTTATAGACTCTACTTTTAACAAGCTAGACGCTAACACCTGGAAGTCAATATCTACGCCTTACGTAAGCTTTAAAACTGGAGTAATTGGGACGAACAAACAGCTTAATTTAAAGTACGTTTTAAAGGGCGATATTAACCGCTCCCACAGCTCGCAAGTTATCAGAGGTAGCGACATAGTCTCGAACGCTATACCGTCGCTTAAAAAGAATTTAGACAGCCCTAAAGCTAACCTACTTATTAATACTCCGCAAGACATACCAGCTATTAACGTATCAGTTAAAAGCGTAACTGTACTTAGTAATCAAGTAGAGATACCTATAGCAATTAATACCGGAGCTTATAGTATGTCAGCTGTACAGTTCGAATTTATTTACGACGCTACTAAAATTAAATTTGAAAGCATAGCTAGCGATTTACCTAATACCTGGTACACGTTTATAGATAATAAGCCAGGACGTTTAAAATTTGGTAGCTTGGACAAGGATTTGAAACTGCCAGTAAGTGGCAGTCTAGTACCGTTCAAAGTTAAATTTAGTACATTAGTACCGGGCGTAGATATTAACAGCGTTATTAAAATTTCTCCAGTAATGGACGCAAGCTCGAAGACTGGATACCAGTTAGGCATAAACTTAAATACGGATAGCATTAAGCTAACCGGCATAAATAACTTTTAAAATGAAAAGAATTTATTTATTTCTATTTATTGTAGGGCTAGTGGCTTGTAATGAGCCTCAAATAGTTCTTATTGAACCGGTAGGATTAGGGGCAAACCCAGAAACTAACGCGATTATAGGCTATTCTTTTGTAGAAAAGACGGGCTATATTAAAGTAAAGACTACGATAGGAGCTAAATACAGCTTACAATTACATGACATAGGAGCTAAAGAGCCTTTAAAAGTAAAAGGTTTTACAGCTACAGAGTCAGAGTCTACGCTAGTAATAGATTTTAATAACGTTCCACGTGGAATCTACGACCTAACGCTAACGGATGTAAGCGGAAATACGAGTAAATTACCTATAAATATCTTATAAAATGTCAGAAGAAAAAGAAGGAGGCTCTATAAAGGGGGCTATTATTGGGGGAGTAACTCTCTTAATTACTACAGTTACCGGCGTAGTAGCTACTAAGTTTGAATCATTATTCGGCTCGAAAGAAGAAACGCCTACAGAGGTACAAGCGCAACCGCAGACACAGCCTCAAATAGTAATTAATAACGCACAGACCCAAGCACAGCAAGCCGGCGGTAAGACCGTTATAATTAAAGAGAAAAGCGCAGAGCCTAAAGCTGAAAAGCCAAAGCCTAAAACAGCTAAAGAAGAACTAGAAGAGGCTCCAAAATGGTAAGATATATCCTAGCTTTTTTACTGGTTTCTATTTGTTCTTATGGACAAGTAGCACAAACTAAGACGGAGTCTTACCAGGCTAGCTTTGAAAAGAAAATAAATATCGACTCGCTTATGGACTACGAAGGCGAGAAGATACCTATTCAGCTTCTAAGCTTAGGGATTAGCGAAGAAGTATTTAAAAGCTATCCAGAGCTAAAAGACAAACGCGTAGGGCTAGGAGTTACTAATATCGTAGTAGAGTTCTTAGAAGAAACGAATCGTTTTATTTTTA